GCTATATTCAGGCACTTTATTAACCAGCCAGGACTCGTAGCGCATGTCATGGTTTCCAAGCGTCCAAATAAGCTCGCAACCTGCTGGTTTGTGTTTGACTATTTCGTCTAAATGGTAACGGCAAGCATTTAACTCTTGTAAAACCGTAGGCTTTTGGTCGTAATTGATACTGGGGAATCTTGATAGAACTTGGCCGTCAAATGCGTCACCGTTGCAAATAATGACCTCAGGCTTGAACTCATTAATCATTTTGATAAGCGCCTTAAAAGCCGTAGTGGTTGTATCGGTAAAATGTGCGTCTGAAAAGACAATAACCCTTTTAACCTTGTCAACGTCTATGCCTCTGCGAACGTTGTGCGGTGTTTGCTCTATCTTTTTGGGCCTTTCTTTTTTAGGGTCTCTCAAAGAGTTAAACGTAGGCAGTTTGATGCTGTAGCGAATTTCTATGTTTTTGCGCCTTGTCATAGCGCTTCTAGGGTTTATACCTAATTTTTCACCCACAAGGGTTGGCGAGCCTAACTCTTTCCAAAGTTTAATAAATTCTTGATCAGATACCGCAGAAGTAAATCCCATGATTTTCCTTTGTGATAAAGTTGCTAAATACTAACCTATTATTGCAACAAATCAATGACTTATTACGCAAAACGCACTGATGCCAATCAAAAGGAAATCGTGAATGCTTTTAAAGATATGGGTTGCAGCATATTTGATACATCTCGTATTGGTATGGGCTTTCCTGATTTGGTTATAGGAAAGAACGGTAAAACGGTCTTGGTGGAAATAAAATCATCTGAAAAAGCAAAGTTTACAACTGCACAAGACCTTTTTATGATGAACTGGAAAGGCTCTACCGTTTGCCGAGTGCATGATTTAGAAGGGGTCAAAACTGTTGTGAAAGTTCTTGACAATGCCAGCGAATAAGGCAAAATAATATAACTAGAACTTTTCTAGTCTTTTTGATCAAAAGGAAATAAACATGGGTAAGATGGACTCAGAAGTATTTAAGTCTGGTATGAGTGGCGAGAAAGTTCCTAAGGGTGCTTTGTCTAGCGACACTACTGGTGAGCGTAAAATGAAGATTACTGGCGGTGTTGGTATGGGTAAGGCTGATGCAATGGGTTCACGCCCAATGAGCCACGCTGGTAACTTTGAAGGCAAGCTCGGTGAGTTAAACGATGGCAATATGGGTGAGCGTGAGTGCTATTCCCATAAACGCTACGAGCATGCACAAGACGGTATGTAATTAAGGCGAAGGGCCTACAAGCACGTGAAACTTGTAAGCCCTTCTAACCAGTTAGTAAACGGAGAACTAAATGGCTGAAGTAGATTCTAAAGTTAGCTGTAAAGATTGTCGATATTTTAAAAATGCCGACATTATGGGCCGTTGCCATCGGTTTCCTGAGGCTGTCAATAAAACATTAAACGACTGGTGTGGCGAGTGGAAATCTACTGCTGCGCCTTTGGTTATTGAATATATGGTGCAAGACTTGTCTAATGAGCCTAGTGAAGCTAGAGCAAAGATACAAGAAGAAGTAGCCAAGATTCCACCAAAAATGCGAGGAAGGCCCAAAAAAGATGCGGTCTAACGCTCATATAACTATCGAAGTTGACGAAGACGGCTTTGTTGAGTTTATTTGTAAATCAAATGGACCTGACGAGGCTAATCGCATAATGCTAGAGGTTATGGACCTTATAGACCAATTTAACGGTCACAATTCTATTGCTCCTACTGAAACACATGGTGTCCAATGAAATTACAGCCTTTAAATGACAAAATTGTAGTAAAGCCTGAAAAACGGCAGCTTAGTTCCATTATTTATGTTGAAAACAAAGAAGTCGACAACATGGGAACTGTTGTTGCTGTAGGCCCTGGCAAGAAAGTCGGTGGTCGTAGAGAAGATATGCCTATTACCGTAGGCGCTTATGTTCGCTTTGGAACTATGAACGACAACCCTAAAGACGAATATTTAAAGTATTTTGAGTATTTTGAAGATGGTAAGCGCTATCTCGTTATGAGTTGGCAGGACGTTTGTTTTGAACAGGAGATTGCATAATGGAAGAGATTGTTAAAGATTTATCTTTACTTGAAACTGTAATGGCATATTTTGGCTGGTATAAGGTCAAAAAGGTTGAGCTAGAGTTCGACAACTTGCAAATTACTTACGCTTTCAATAAAGAACCGTTAAAAACTGAAGCTGAGTGGCCATTTCCAGCGCCTAAAGCTAAGCGTAAGCCAGCCCTTAAAAAGGCTACAACTCGCAAGGGTGACAAAGATGGCAACTAAACCTGGGCTTTATGCCAATATCCATGCAAAGCAAGAGCGGATCAAGCGTGAAAAGGCTGAAGGCAAGCCTGTAGAAAAGATGCGCAAGCCTGGCACTAAAGGCGCTCCTACCAAGCAAGCATTTATTTAATCAGCAAAGACTGCGAAGAAATAATGGCTACTAAAAAACATGACAAACCTATCCCTCATAAAACAACAGGGAAAGACAAAACATATAATCCAACCGAAAAAGGCGCAGGAATGACCGCTAAAGGTCGTGCCGAATATAACGTTAAGAATGGTAGCCACTTAAAAGCGCCAGCACCAAACCCCAAAACAAAGGCAGATGAAGGCCGTAAAAAGTCTTTTTGTGCAAGGATGGAGGGAGTAGTAAAGAAAGCCAAGGGTCCAGCTGAAAGGGCCAAAGCATCACTTAAAAATTGGAATTGCTAACATGCCACTTAAAAAATCAACTAGCGCCAAAGCCTTTAAAGAAAACATTAAGGCTGAAGTAAAAGCAGGAAAACCTATTAAACAAGCTGTGGCAATTGCTTACAGCGAAAAACGTGAAGCAGCAAAAACTAAACCGAAAGGAAAGAAATGAGCATCGAAGATAAAGTAGTTTCATTCACTATTGCGCAAATTAACGAGCTATTAGCTGAACTAGGTAAAATCCCTTATGTTCACAGCGCTCATCTAATAGCTGGTATTAAATCTATTGCAGAGCCACAAGTTCAGCCTGCTGTAACTATTACTCCAGCCGAAACAGAGACACCTGCCGAGTGAAAATAGAACAGCGTTCAATAGAATCGTTGATACCCTATATCAACAACAGCCGAAAGCATTCAGATGAACAGGTGGCTCAAATTGCAGCTAGCATCCGAGAGTTTGGTTGGACTAATCCCATTTTGGTTGATGGGGCTAATGGGATTATTGCTGGTCATGGTCGTTTGCTTGCTGCTCGCAAGTTGTCTATGGATAAAGTTCCTGTTATCGAACTTGCCCATTTATCAGAGACTCAAAAAAAAGCTCTGGTCATTGCGGACAATAAACTGGCGCTAAATAGCGACTGGGATACAGAACTATTAACCGTAGAGCTTCAAGAGCTATTAGGCGATGAGTTTGATCTAGACCTATTAGGCTTTGATAAGGACGAATTAGACGCTCTATTGAACGTTATTGAGCCAACGGAAGGGCTAACCGATGAAGATGCTGTTCCTGATGCTCCGCTTACACCTAAGTCGAAACTGGGCGATATATTTAGTCTTGGCAACCATCGGCTTATGTGTGGCGACTCGACTTCTATTGAAAGCGTAGAAAAGCTAACAAACGGCTTAGTAGATATTCTTGTTACCGATCCGCCTTATAACGTGGCATACGAAGGCAAAACAAAGGATGCGCTAACCATTCAAAACGACTCTATGGGAGACGAAGCGTTCCGCCAGTTCCTAAGAGACGCTTTTGTAGCTGCAGACGCTGTAATGAAGCCTGGCGCTGTATTTTATATATGGCATGCCGACTCTGAAGGCTATAACTTTAGGGGTGCGTGTAAAGACGCTGGTTGGAAGGTTCGTCAATGCCTAATATGGCAAAAAGACACAATGGTTATGGGCCGTCAAGACTATCATTGGAAGCATGAACCTTGTTTATACGGCTGGAAAGACGGTGCAGGCCATTTATGGGCATCAGACCGTAAGCAAACTACCCTTATAGAATGCAAGCGTCCCAAGCGTAACGATATCCATCCTACGATGAAGCCAGTAGAGCTTATGGAGTATCAAATCCTGAACAACACCAAGGGACAGGATATGGTGCTAGACTTATTCGGTGGCTCAGGGTCTACCCTAATTGCTGCTGAAAAAACAGGCAGAAAGTCCGCTTTGATGGAGCTTGATCCTAAGTATTGTGACGTTATTATTAAAAGATGGCAGGAATTTACTGGAAAGCAGGCGATCCATATAGAATCAGGCTTAGAGTTCGATAAACTTTAAACATTTTCCGACAATAAAAAGATGCTACCCCACGAACCAACCGAAAAGACCAAAGTGCAAGTCCTACAAGCTGCAGGACTAGGGCTTCCACATGAGCAAATAGGCGCTTTAATTGGTATATGCGATAAGACCTTACGCAAGCATTACGAAATAGAACTGGCGCTAGGTAAAGCCCAGGCATCGGCTAAGGTTGCCAATTCATTGTTTAACAAGGCTATCAAAGGCGACACAACGGCTGCGATTTGGTGGACTAAGGCTCAAATGGGATGGGGCGAGACTAATACCACTAGACTGGCTAACGCTGACGGCTCAAATATTGATGGCTTTGAAATAATCCTAACTGAACCTGATGGAACAAGATCAAAGGCTTGAGCAGGTTCTTGCTAAGGCGCATTTTCCTACCAAGCTAGGAATACTATTTAAGCCTAAAAACTGCCGTTATCGCATACTCTACGGAGGGCGAGGCGGATCAAAATCTTGGAATATTGCCAGGGCTTTGCTTATTAAAGGCTTTAGAAGCCAGTTGCGTATCCTATGCGCACGTGAGTTCCAAACCTCTATTAAAGACTCGGTCCATAAATTATTGTGCGACCAAATAGAAAACTTAGAGCTAGGCTGGTATTACACCGTTACGCAGAACTCTATTGTAGGTAAAAACGGCACAGAGTTTACCTTTGTGGGTATTAAAAACAATACAAATAATGTAAAAAGTATCGAAGGAATTGATATTTGTTGGGTGGAAGAGGCGCAGAGCGTATCGGCCCAAAGTTGGAACATTCTCATACCTACGATTCGTAAAGAAAACAGCGAAATATGGGTGTCGTTCAACCCTGAGTTAGAGACTGACGAGACTTATCAACGGTTTATTGTCAATCCGCCTGAAAGCTCGGTGGTCCAAAAAATAAACTACAGCGACAATCCTTGGTTTCCTGAAACGCTAGAGCTAGAGCGCCAGGCACTAAAAAATAGGGATATTCAGGCTTATAACAACGTTTGGGAAGGTATTTGCCGAACCCAAATAGATGGCGCTGTATTTGGTAAAGAGATGGAAATAGCCGAGCTAGACGGCAGAATTACTAGAGTGCCTTACGACCCTATTAAACCAGTTCATGCCATATTCGACCTTGGGTGGGCCGACTCGACTGCGATTTGGTTTGTGCAGTTTATTGGCATGGAAATCAGGGTGATACGGTATATCGAGGACAATCAAAAAACCATCAGCTGGTATTTAGCCCAAATGCAGACCTATGGCTACGTCTATGACACCTTATGGCTACCCCATGACGCTGCTGCTAAGAACTTAGGATCAGGCAAATCTATCGAGGAAATTGTGCGCTCTACAGGCTGGAAGGTGCAAATACTAGACCGAGTGCCTGTAACCGATTCTATAAACGCAGCTAGAACGATATTTGCAAAATGCTATTTTGATAGGCAAAATTGCGAAGAAGGCTTACAATGCTTAAGACATTATCGCTATGACGTTGATCCTGAAACTGGCGCATTTAGTCAGAAGCCACTTCATGACCAATATTCACATGGCGCAGATGCCTTTAGATATATTGGGTTGATGGTAAACGAGCCTCGCAAGCCAAAACCCCAAAGACAAAACTATATGCCTGTGGGCAGCTGGATGGGATAAATATGGCAGATTACGATAGCATCAATGACATGGAATACGATTCAAGGATTGATGAAGCTAAGCAATTCTTGCGCTTATGTGGCGATGTAGACTCAAACAATCGTGCCGAAGCATTAGATGATGTCCGTTTTGCTGCAGGCGATCAATGGCCAGTAGATGTTCAAAATAGCCGAGTGCTAGAGGCTCGTCCTTGCCTAACCATTAACAAGATTGACGCTTATATTCGTCAAATCTGTAACCAACAGCGCCAGCAACGTCCAAGAATTAAAGTGCATGGCATGAATAATGAGTCAGACGCTAAATTAGCCGAGATTCTAACTGGTGTATGCCGTCATATAGAAACACAATCAAACGCTGACAACGCTTACGACACAGCCTTTGAATACGCAGTAAAGATGGGTTGGGGATATTTTAGGGTTACTACTGACTATGTGTCAGACGATAGCTTTGAGCAGGAAATCTATATCCGTCCTATTGATAACCCTTTTACTGTTTACTTTGATCCTAATTCCCAGTTGCCAGATGGTTCTGATGCTGAGCGATGCTTAATTACTACCGTAATAAGTAAACGAAACTTCAAGGTCCTATACCCTTGGGCTGAGGTAGATCAAGGTTTTAGTAGCAGAGGCACTGGGGATACCAACTCTGAATGGGTAATGAAAGAGGATATTCGTATTGCCGAATATTTCTATACCGTCAAAGAGCCAGCCGTTCTTTACTATTTATCCGATGGCACTAGCCTTTATGAGGACGAATACAAAAAGGTTAAAAAACTGCTTGAGGCTGCCAATATTGAGGTATTAGACAAGCGAGATAGCCATAAAAAGAAAATCAAGTGGTGCAAGCTAACCGCTATGCAAATCCTTGAAGAGGGTGACTGGGCTGGTAAGTTTATTCCTATTATCCCTGTATATGGCCAGCAGGTTATTGTGGATTCTAAGCATAAGAAGTTTGGCTTGGTTCGCATGGCTAAAGACCCACAACGGATGTATAACTACTGGGCCACCAGCTTGACCGAAACCGTAGCCCTAGCGCCTAAGGCTAAATGGATTCTTGCTGAAGGCCAAGACGAAGGCCATGAAAACGAATGGGCGATGGCTAATATTAAAGCCACACCTTATTTGCGTTACAAGCAGACCGATACAGAAGGACGGATGGCTCCTCCTCCTACAAGACAATCGCCTGAACAGCCTCCTACAGGGGTTATGGCTGCATTAAGCGGTATGAACGCAGACTTGCAGGCTGTGGTTGGTATATACGACCCTAGCCAGCTACCGCAAGGCAACCAATCAGGCAAGGCTATCCAAGGTCAACAGCAGCAAGTTGACATGGTTAACTACCATTACTATGACAATCTGACTCGTTCTATTGCTTATTGTGGCCGTATTATTTTGGATTTGATTCCTAAAATTTACGATACTGAGCGAGTGTTGCGCATAATTGGCGATGACGGCAAGCCTGAATTGGTTACTTTGAACCAGCGATCCGTTGACGAGCAAGGTGTAGAAAAGATTCTAAACGACGTATCCGTTGGAAAATATGACGTTGTAATGGATACAGGCCCAGGCTATTCATCGAAGCGCCAAGAGGCTGTAGAGGCTATGACAGGGCTATTTGCTGCCGATCCTCAGCTTATCCAAGTGGCTGGCGACCTATTTGTGCGCAATATGGACTTCCCAGGCGCAGATATTATTGCTGACCGTTTGGCTGCCTCTAACCCAATGGCTCAAATTGACGATAAATCGCCTGTTCCGCCACAAGTTCAGATGCAGGTTAAGAATATGCAGGCTCAACTCCAGCAGGCACAGCAAATTATCCAGCAATTACAGCTTGATATTAAACACAATAGTTCTGTTAAACAGATGCAAGAAGATGCGGAGACCAAGCGAGAGCTTATGCGTCAGACTGCTAAGGCGCATGATATTGAAATGCGTGATTCTGCTAAGCAAACAGATACCGTTATTAACAATCAAACCAAGCTAGAAATAGAACACTTAAAGGCAAATTTGGCTTTAGTATTGGCGCATTTAAATTTACGCTCTGAAAAGGAAGCCGAAGCTGAGGCAATCGAAAGAGCAATTTGATTGTGTTTAATAAAATTTTGTGTTAAAAAGTAACAATCTACCAATGGATTCATTGGGTTAATTCTTGGAGTTATCCATGTCAGAAGTGCAAGAGCGGTTGGCATCAAAT